CCAGGTTCAGCGAATTTAGGAGCAACACCAGGCACAAATACTGTAACAACTTTACCAGCCCCAGCAGGAGGTTGCAAAGTAGCGACATTTACTGTATCTGGAACGCTTACAACATAAAAAATTATGGACTTTTAATTTAGTTAAAAGTATATTATAAACAATATAAGGAGTAAAAAAATATGGCACATTTTGCAGAAGTAAACAGCTACGGTTTAGTCTTAAGAGTTGTAGTAATCGACAATAATGACGTTAATGCAAACGGTGGCGATCAATCCGTTGGAGCTGAAGAAGCAGTTAAAAAAATTGTTCCTTTCACAACTGGAAATAGATGGGTTCAAACTTCTTATAACAATAATTTCAGAAAACAATATGCTGGAATCGGTTATACGTTTGATTCCACAAAAAATAAATTTATCGCACCACAACCATTTGCATCTTGGTCGCTCGATTCTAATGACGACTGGCAAGCACCTGTTGCATATCCAACAGTTACAACCTATGGAGATAATGTAAGATATTTTATCTCTTGGGATGAAGCTAATAAAAGATGGATTGGTAAAGACGATCAAAATAATACATTCACTTGGTCACCTGAAACTTCATCTTGGATTGCTACAGGCAATTAAGTTAAAAAATTTTAGGAGCACCAAATGGGTTCACCGAATGGCGGTATCATAGGAGTAATTAATCCAACATCGTTTGGAAAGTGTACCGTTACATCTCAAACATCATCTGGAACATTAACCACGCAACCTGGAACTAGATTAGTTTCTGCTTTAGTAGTAGCAGGTGGTGGAGGTGGTGGTAAAGGTAGTCCTCTTTATGGTAAAGCAGCTGGAGGTGGAGCTGGTGGTTATAGAACATCTTGTTCAATTTCAGTTTGTGGAGCAACAGCATATCCAATTACAGTAGGAGCAGGTGGTGCTGGAGGTTCAGCTGGAGGTCCAGGTGCAACAGCTGCTGGATCAGCGGGAGCAGATTCGATTTTTTCAACAATTACATCAGCAGGTGGTGGAGGAGGTACTGGATTATCTGGTAATCCAGGTTCAGCTGGAGGTTCAGGTGGTGGAGGAGCATTAGGAACAGGTCCAACTGGTCCTAATGATGGTCCTGGAAAAGCAGGAAACACACCACCAGTAAGTCCTCCGCAAGGAAATCCAGGTGGTGATGGAGCTGCTGCTACTAATGCAGGTGGAGGTGGAGGTGGATCAAGTGGATCTGGAACACCAGCCGCTTCTGGAGGAGCAGGTGGTTCAGGAACAATAAATAGTATTACAGGATCACCAGTTACATATGCAGCTGGTGGAGCAGGATTAGTGCCTGCAACAGGAACTGCTAATACAGGTAATGGTGGAGGTGGAGGTAATAATGCTAACGGAGGAGCCGGTGGTTCAGGAATCGTTATCGTAAAAGAATTAAACAAGGCCAGTGGTGTTTGGAATTTAAAGAGTCAATTTAGTGCCGTGAAATCTGGTAGCTGGCCACAAACACAATGTTCAGTATCATTAGATTATTTAGTAGTAGCGGGTGGGGGAGGATCTGGTAGTGCATTCGGAGGAGGTGGAGGAGGAGCCGGTGGTTATAGATCTTCTTTTCCAGGTGGATCTGTAGTAACAGCTTCTTATTATGCAGGTGCAAGTATTCCAGTAACAGTTGGAGCAGGTGGAGCTGCTAATGCTTCTGGAAATGATTCAATATTCTCAACAATTACATCAACAGGTGGAGGAAAAGGAGCAGGAGGATCACCATCTCCAGCTGCTGGAACAGGTGGATCAGGTGGAGGAGGAAATGGAAATTGTTCTCCTGTTGCAGGAGGCGGATCAGGAAATACTCCACCAGTAAGTCCACCACAAGGTAATCCAGGAGGACCAGGAAATGCAGTATCTACTTCAGGAGGAGGTGGAGGCGGAGCTTCTTCTGCAGGTTTAGTTGCACCAGCTTCTACGGGTGGAGCAGGAGGATCAGGATCAGCAAATAGTATTTCAGGAAGTTCAGTTACTTATGGAGGAGGTGGTGGTGGAGGAAAATATGTAGGACCAGCAGCACCAACACCTGGAGGAGGTGGAGCAGGAGGACCTGGTGGAGGAGGAGCGGGTTCAGCTGGAAGTGCCACTGGAATAGCAGGAACTGCAAATACTGGAGGAGGTGCAGGTGGAGCAGGTGGACAACCATCTACTGCAGCAGGAGCTGCCGGCGGATCGGGAATCGTTATATTAAGAGCAAGAACTACAGCTTTCGGACTTACAGCAAGTCCAGGATCAAACACAATTTCATATGCACCATGTGGTGTAAACATTGCAACTTTCACAGTTTCAGGAAGTTTAACAGTAGGAACATATTTACCTATAAGAATAGTTGATTATATGGTTGTAGCTGGAGGAGGTGGAACAGGACCTAATGGAGGTGGAGGAGGCGGAGGTGGAGGTTATAGAGCTTCAGCTTATGGACCTGCACCTTTAAATTCAGGAAGTCAATTAAGTTTAACACCAGGAGCATATCCAGTAACAGTAGGAGCTGGAGGAGGATTTAGTGGTGGATCTGGATCTAATGGTTCACCTTCAGTATTTTCAACAATTACATCTACAGGTGGAGGTGGTGGAGCACAAGGAGGAGGATTTGGAGCACCAGGAGGATCTGGAGGAGGAGGTCATAGAGGATGTGGTGCAGGATCAGGAAACACACCACCAGTTAGTCCACCGCAAGGAAATAATGGAGATGGTGGAAGTCCTAGTTCTCCAGCAGCTGGAGGAGGTGGTGGTGGAGCAACTGCTTCAGCATCAGGTCAAACAGGTGGAGCAGGTGCACCTAATTCAATTTCAGGAAGTGCAGTATTTTATGCAGGAGGTGGAGGAGGTGGGACACAAGGAGGTGGTGGAGGATCTGGTGGAGCAGGTGGTGGAGGACCTGGAGGAAATCCTGGAACAGCAAATACTGGAGGTGGAGCAGGAGGACATGGATCTGGATCTCCTACTGGAGGATCAGGTATTGTTATTGTTAGAGGACCAAGTGCAGCAGGATTTAGTGCATCACCAGGAACAAACACAGTTACAACATTACCGGCACCAGCTGGAGGTTGTACTGTTGCGACATTCACGGTTTCTGGAACACTGACTGTTAGCTAATAATTTACACACTTGACATTTATTCTATAAATTTATATATAGGATTTAGAAATGAACTTGCAAAACTACTACTATTTTTTTAGAGAGGCATTGACGCCTAGATTTTGTGATGAGCTTATTAAATATGGTACAGCTCAACAAGAACAATTAGCATTAACTGGTGGACAAACTGAAAAAGTTAATAAAGGAAAACCATTAGAAGAAAAAGATATACTAGATTTAAAAAAGAAAAGAGATTCAAACATCGTCTGGATATCGGAGCCATGGGTTTATCGGGAACTGCATGGATTTGTTCATCAAGCAAATAGATTAGCTGGCTGGAATTTTGAGTGGTCGTTCAGTGAAGCATGTCAATTTACAAAATATGGTTTAAAACAGCACTATGGTTTCCATGCGGATAGCTGGAATGCGCCATATGATAATCCAGATAATCCAAACACTCATGGTAAAATTAGGAAGCTCTCGATGACTTGCTCCCTATCAGATCCAAAAGATTACGAAGGAGGACAACTACAGTTTCAATTTAGAAATGAAGATGATCCAACTATTACAAGAAATTGTACTGAAATATTACCTCGTGGTTCAATATGTGTATTCCCATCTCACGTTTGGCACCAGGTGACTCCAGTTACTAAAGGAACAAGATACAGTTTAGTAGTATGGCACCTTGGGTACCCATTTAAATAATATGCCTTATAATACAACAGAAAAAGTAAAAGAATATTTAGAAAGAACAAAAGAACATAGAGCAGAAGTATATAAAAAATATACTAAAAGAAAAAGAAAACATTTAAATAAAATTAAATTAGAATGGAAAAAAAATAATATGGATAAAACAAAAATATATGGCGAAAGATATAGAAATAAAAATAGAGAAAAAATTAGAGAAAGACTTAAATTATATGCTTTAAAAAATCCTGAAAAAATAAAACTACATCGTTTAAAATGTTCTTTAAAGAAAAGATATAAATTAACATTAGATCAATATAATGAAATGTATAGTAAACAAAAAAGTAAATGTGGTATATGTGGAATTCATGAAAGTAAAATAACTAAAAAATTAAATATAGATCATAATCACAGAACAGGAAAAGCTAGAGAATTACTGTGTCAAAAATGTAATGTAGCTTTAAGTTATTTTGAAAACTTTGACAGTAAACCATTTTTAGAGTATTTAAATAAACATAGAGAGAAATTAAATTAATGGCAAAAACAGATCAATTAAATTCATCAATATATTTTAGTACACCTGTTTATTCTATTGAAATACCTGAATGGGTAGATCATGTAGATAAAGTTTGTGATAAATATATTAAAGCAGCTAAAAAAAATAATGCTAAAGCAATTAAAGAACGTGAAAAAGAATTAGGTAAAAAAATAGGTGATTTTTCTATGTCGCATCATTCAACATCTCTCGTGGGGGATCCTGATTTAAAAGAATTACAAGAATATATAGGTTCAACTTCATGGAATGTTTTAGATCATATGGGTTATGATTTAACTAACTATGAATTATTTTGGACAGAATTTTGGGTTCAGCAATTTGCAGAAAAAGCGGGAGGAAACCACACGCCACATGTGCACCATAACAATCATATTAGTGGTTTTTATTTTTTAAGATGTTCAGATAAAACATCTTTACCAGTATTTCACGATCCACGAGCAGGTAAGATGATGACACAATTACCTTTAAAAAATGAAAAAGAAATTACGTTAGGAACTGATAAAATACATTATCGTCCAAAACCAGGAACAATGATATTTATTCCAGCGTATTTAACACATGAATATATCGTTGATGCAGGTATTGAAGATTTCAGATTTATTCATTTTAACTTACAGGCAGTACAAAAAATGATTACCGACACTGTAAGAAAACAAGCAACTGAACAAACTAACTGTTAAGGAGAAAAAATGAGTTTTAAGAAAAATAAATATACAGTAATTAAAGGAGCTATATCAGAAGATCTTGCTAAATTTTGTTATGATTATTTCATGATGAAAAGACAAGTTGCAAGAACAATGTTTGATACAAAATACATAAGTCAATTTACAGAATACTTTGGTGTATGGAATGATCAACAAGTTCCAGAAACATATTCACATTATTCTGACATTGTAATGGAAACATTACTTGTAAAACTTCTTCCAATTATGGAAAAAGAAACAGGATTAAAATTAAATACTAATTATTCATACGCTAGAATCTATAAAAAAGGAGATGTATTACATCGCCACAAAGATAGATTCTCATGTGAAATATCTACAACTATGCATTTAGGTGGTGGTTGTTGGCCAATATATTTAGAACCAGATGCATCACAAGGTGGTGTTGATGAGAAAACTGGAAATTATAAACCATCAAAAGCAAAAGGTGTTAAAGTAATGTTGGAGCCAGGTGATATGTTAGTGTACCGTGGTAATGAATTAGAACATTGGAGAGAAAAATTAACCTTTGATGATTGTGGTCAAGTATTCTTACATTACAATAATATAGAAACTAAAGGATCTAAAGAAAATATATACGACAGACGTCCACATTTAGGACTTCCAGCTTGGTTTAAAAAGTGATATAAAATCTCTTTTATAGAGGTTTTATGCCAATTAATAAACTACAATTTAGACCAGGAATAGATAAACAAAACACACAATACGGCGCAGAAGGCGGATGGGTCGATTGTGATAACGTGCGTTTTAGGTATGGTGTTCCTGAAAAGATAGGTGGATGGGAACCAGCCGTTGGTAATAATCTAATTGGTGCTGCAAGAGATATTCATACATATACAGATTTAGCTGGAGACTCATTAGCTGCAATAGGAACTAATAGAAAACTTTACATATATTATGATAACAACTTTTATGACATCACACCTTTATCAACTACTATTCCAGCAGTATTTACATTCACATCAGGGACAACCATTGTAAACGTTCTTGCAACATCTAATGGTGCAATCGCTGGAGACTTTGTTACATTTTCAGGAGTTAGTGGAGTTAACGTTGTAAACATTACTAATGCAGATATGGGTCAAGAATTTGAGATTCAAACAATTACAGATTCTAATAACTTTACAATTGATGTTGCATCTATTGCAACACCAGGAGTG